AACAAATCATTCCTTCACTAAGCGTTGGCTCACCTGCCCCACCGAACGCTGCATCACGGGCTGTCGCATCAGCGAACACCATTACCGTCTGATCCATCAGGAATGTATTGACCTGTGCTGCAGTAAGTACAGCCCCACTAGTAAAGAGTTTTGCGCCTGCGCCTGCCATAGTGCCTCCGAGTGTAACACTCTATGTTAGTGCGTTTGTCGAGTCCATCACACCAAAGGTTGCGTCATCAAGGGTGAACGGATAAACAAGATCAGCAACAGCAAGCCCGAACTCAACCGTGTGCGAACTAGGGCTGATCACATGGCGGATATTTTCAATGCTGTATTCCTTCGTCACGCTTGCTGGAGTTCCGGTGGGGTAGGTGCGTGTGATGCTTATAACATCGGCAATTTCGATAGCGGTTAAAGTTGCTTGATTTCCAGAACTCAAAGGATTATAAATTGTTTGCAATTTATCGAACCTGTATTCAGGAAACTTATATCGATCAAGCAAATCCGTTGCCAGAGTTAAGGCTGCGGCGTCATCTACTAATAGTAGGCCTGAAAGATTAAGCGTTGAAATCCCGTATTCCGTTTGTGACGCAACATCATTAACGGTTTGATCTGTTCCACCTTCGATAGTACAGACCACCTTGTTGTATAGGAACTCTTGACCGTACATAACAGACAGGCTGGTATAAGGAAGGTTTGAACCAGTATCAGTGAAGTATGCGCTAGGTGTAGCAAATGAGGCGGCAATACGGTCAGTGAAAGTTAGATCACCATTCGCCGCAACAAAAAAATATCCTTGTTCACTCGAAGCAACGGATTGCAGATAGGTGAGAACATTCGTATTGCTTCCGATCTCAAAGGTTGCGCCACCACCTAAAGTCGCTGAACCCGTGTCAATGTCTCTAGTTGCTGGATAGCCCACTTCAGGTAGATCAAGAATTGTCGAAACCCGTGTGCCAGATAATTCCTGTGTTGGTGTTAAAGCGTTTTCTGTAAATGTGTTTGCCAACAGCACGAAGTCATCTGAGGCTGTAATAGTCACATAACTGTTTTCACTAGTTGCGTTAGGTCTATTTGGCTCATATGAAACATCAATATCCGTAATACGCCCTGTGAACAAAGCGACACCATCGGAAACAACAGTTACTTTTCTGCGTGGGGCTACACCAGAAACACCAAGCACGCTGTTCCAATATGGGGAACTTTCGTTAATCGGGTCAAACCTTCGATCACGGTTCAATAAACGCACGCTAAAAGTTCCAGCGTTAAAGTTCTGCAACTGATCAGATCGACCACGAGAAATAGAAATCTCTTGCGCATAAGCGGAAACATCGTCACCGATTAGCGTGCCATCAAGATAATCCTCATCTAATACACCAAGCGCCGCATCATCAAGAGTGAAAGCATTTACGGGAAAACCTAACTCCATGAAAATCTGGAGGTTTTCACCCCACGCCATAACCGCCATAACTATGCAACCTTAAGTGGTAGCGCACCATTTCTGCGCTGGTATCGAGTAAGCACATCAACAATCTCGTCACCAAGTTTCGCAGGGTCAGTTCCCATTCCGGCATTGATCGTGAGGTTGATCGTCATCCCAGACTGCAAACGGTCTAAAGGAATAATTGCCTCCGCACCAGCCTCGCCAGCAAGCAGTTGTGTTGGCTTCGTAATAATTCCACCCTGTGCCATAGCCAAACCTTTTGCCTTATATTCGGCATAAAGTTTTGGGAAATCCTTTTTGGCTTGTGTAACAGGCGTGTTTGATTTCAGCGCACGAGAGTTCGGATGGAGTCCACGCACCGCTTCCATAAACGAACCGAATGAACCGCCAGTTGCCGCAGGAGGTGGACTGACTCCAACCTTTGTTTCTGCCGCAGTAGCATCCTCGCCCTTTACACCAACTCGTGCCGCTTGCGCTTTTTCCTCTGCCTCACGCAAACGATCAGTTGCCTCAGTCTGGCGTTCAATCGCTTCCGTTACAGCATCAGTAGCATCAACCTGTGCTTTCTTAGCGTCATTGAGTTTGTCGAGCGCTTCGGTGTAGGCATCGCTTCCTTCCTTCGCACCGTTGATCGCCTCATCCAACAAAGTCTCGGCTTCAGTAAGCGCATCAGTTGCCTCAACCTGAGCGTCAGTTGCATCCTTGACAGACAACTTCGCTTCAGCCAAAGAAATCTCTGCCTCACGAATCGCCTGCGGGGAGGATTCAGGGTCAAGGCGAACTGCAGCCAAATCCTTTTCGGCCTGAGTAACAGCAAACACCGAACTCTCAACATCATAACCAGCACGCTCAACAGCGCCCTGAGCCTTACGCAAAGCCAACTGTCTGTCCTTCGCCTGCTTGCTGTTTGCACCATAACCAGCAACTACCTGATTGAAATACGCCTGTGCATTAGTGAGTTTTAATGTTGCATCAGCAAGAGTGGTTCGAGATTTCAACAAAGACTTGTCAGCGTCACGAGCAGACTTCTGAGCCGAACTCATACCTTTCAACGCATCAATGTATTTCTGCAGTTTCTCTTTTGCAGTCTCAACGGACTTTGCCGCACCGCCTCCACCACCCGTTCCACCTGCAGCCGTGCTGACAGCGTTCAACGCTTTAACAACATTCTGAATTCCACCTTCTTTTTCACGCATAGCACCAGCAACCTCAGCAACAGAACCAATCTGTTTGCGTGCGCCCTGTGCGGCGCTTCCGATACGCCCAAATTCAACTTCACCAATCTTTCCGATTTCTTTCAGTCCTGCACCAAAGAAGTTTGCAGCCTTAATCAGCAAGTTAATTCCAGTAATGATTCCGTTAATCACCGTAATCCAAGCGTTCAACCAGTTCTCAATAATCCCAATTATGAAGTTGATAACAGAGTTCACAACTTTTCGCACAATCTCAAACTTTAGGTAAAGGGCAACAAGAGCAACACCCAAAGTTATTACTGCTGCAATGATTATGCCAATAGGGTTAGAAAGCAAAGCAACATTAAATAAGTTCTGCGAAATGGTTGCTGCAATAGTGACTAAACGAATTGTTGTAAATGCTGCAGCGAGAGCAAGCAAGATATTCCCGAATGTTCCCATATTTGTTGTTAGGTTCATAAAGTCACCTGCCAACATTTTAATTCCAGCACCTAAACCTTTTTCACCAATAACATCAGCAAGTTTCGTCAAATACGGAACTACCTTTTGGATAACGAAGTCTGCAAACTTTTCGATATAAGGAATCAGGATTGCTCCGAACTCCTCAGCCACATTCCCTACAGCGATTTTCATGCGATCAAAACCTGTAGCGGTTGCCGCAGCCGTACCACCAACCTGCGCCTCAACTTCAGCAAGAATGATTTTCTGTGCGCCTAGAACATCGCCAGAAGCAACAAGTGTTTTGATCTGTTCTTTCTGCTGGTCTGTAAAGTTCACGCCTGCACGGTTCAGGGCTGTAATACCCTTCACAGGATTGCTTAACGCCTTACCAAGTTGCATCGCTGCAGCATCGGCAGAACCGAACACACTACCCAAGTCCTGTGCGGCAATAACAGCACGGTCAAACACATTGTTGTTCTCACCAGTCTGGTTCTGAATCTGCTTAAAAGTGAGCAACAAGTTTGCTGACTTCTGGATTAACTCATCATCTACGCCAATCTGCATGGAAAGTTGTCCAGATAATTTTGCAACCTGTGTTGCCGTGATACCTGCAGCACCGCCAGTTGCCTTAATGATCGCCTCAGTTTGAGCCATAACCTTCTGTGACTCATATGCGGCAGAAGCCAACTTGAAACCGATAGCACCTGCGGCGATACCAACACCTGCGGCGAGTTTTCCAACAGTTGCAAGCGTGTTAGTCATTCCCTTGTCGAAGGTACGCAAACCAAAGGTTGCTTTGTTTCCTGCTCCCTCAATTTTCTGGAAATCCTTAATAGCCCTGTTGATTCCCTTGCTGTCAAAGGTACTGACTATATTTACGCCAACTGCCATAGAATTATCCGTTCAATCGTTTTTGCACTTCACCATCAATCTTACGAATCGAAACCTCAACAGCCTTTTCGACTAGTGGCAAGTGTTTTTCGGTTGCTGGATACATTACACGAGAACGATATTTGCCACTCCGTGATTTAACTTTCAAATGCTTATCTAGATTGGCTACAAACTTTTGTCCTGCTGAAGCACCGGAACCACGACCACCGCCAGTAACGGAACCAGCAGTGTCATAAACCTGACCGCCAGCATCAGACTGTTGCAAACGAATCAGACCGTGCTGACCTATCCCTGTTGGCTTTTTAGTCGAAACAGCGACACGAACTTTGCTCTTTGCTGCAGCACCGTTGTATTCGGGCAATCGGGCTTTTCCTTTGCGGCCACCAGAAGTGTGCCAGTTCATTAGAGGTTCATCAGGGAACTCTCGACCTACAGCATCGGCTGCAGGCTTGGCAGATAGTTTCAAATCCTTTTCGATAGTTACATATGCTTCACGCTCATATTTGCGTAACTCTGCGAGCGTTTCACGCACGCCATAGACTTCAACTTTCATACTCATAGTGTGCAGATACTACTACCGTCTGCGGTTAGCACGCTCAGCCTTCTTGGTTAAGTAATCGAGCATGGCTTGAAGCATCACATCTCCCTCAGCAAGTAAGGCTGATGGTGCAATACCTGTTTCACACGCAAGGAAGGCGACAATCCAGTGTGCGGAATCGTCACCTAGTCGGCTTTTGGGGCTTCGACTTCCTCACGGATTTCAACAGTTGTGACCGTGTTAATCCAATCAGGGTCAAACTTCAAACTTGTTTTGCGTGTGCGGGTTTCGCTATGCCAAGCAAGCCAAGCCAAGTCTGTTAAACGAATCTCTGTTTCAAAGCGTGCAACGCTTCGTGACCATGTGCGCTCGAAGGCTACGAAGTCAGCGAATACCGCATCAACATCAGACTTTGTGCCGTCATTGAACTCAACCATTAAAGCAATTTTCATTGCAGTCTCCTTCTAATTGTTGTTGTTAATAATTACGAAGTGGTCTTTACCAATGTTCCACCAGTAAATGTCAGCGAGGTCATACCAACTTCACCAACACCACCAGAGATTGGTGTGTGACTTGCGAGATATGCGCCAGTGATCGTATATGTAGGATTTGTTGCTGAAGGTGTACCAGCAGACTTGATCGGCTCAAAAGTAATCGTGGTTTGTGTTCCTACTAACGGGAAAATTGTTGCTTCAACATTCGCTGCTGCAAAGTCCTGCATCAGTTCAACGGTGCAAGTGTTGTTCTGCAAACCGCCAACGAACGAACGGTTGCCACCAAATGCTGTTACTTCAACTGACTCGATTTCATAATTGACTTCAACAGAGTTTGACCTGTCTGACAATTCTGTGCCGTTGATTGTGATTCCAACATCTTTAAGAACGATTTGAGCCATGATTATTTATCCTGTTCGCTTGTAACTGACTTTGAAACTTTTGCATTGACTTCTGCGAGGTGTCCTGCTTCGACCAACGCCTCAATGTTACACCCAATAAGCGCATCGCTGTCCACTGTCTTGCCTTTTTCTCCAAGAGCAAACCTGTCGCTTAACACTTTGTAACTTGCCATGTGTTTTTCCTATCCGTGAACTTCAACTTGTAATTGGATAACTAAGAACTGTGCGCCATTAGCGTCAAGACTTGTTATGTCAGCACCTGAGCGTACTATCAAAGTTGAACATACACCACCAAGCGTTTGGTCTGCCTCTATTGCGGCACGGATGCTCTTTGCACCGGAATAGGAAAGATAGTCATCGAGTGCGGCGTGTGCGGTTCGATCTAGCCAGCGACCAACAACAACATAAATAGTCCAGTTCATAACTACATCGCCACCTGAGAACGCTCTGTGGTAATCAACACTGTTGATCTCTGGGTAGGCAAATGGCGGGTTCTCTTGCTCAGGCTGATACGAGAAGGTGCGCAGGCCTGAGATCGTTGCAAGCCTCGCCTGAAGCCCTGTAGCGACTTGCGAAATTGTTGCTGGCATCAGATAGCCCCAAAGACCACATACTGGTTAAGAAGGTCACGCACATCTGGATCAACAGCCCGAACTTGTAGAGCCATATCAGCGAATCCGACAACACCTAGTGCGGCGTTTAGACGGGCGAATTGGCGCATAGCAAGAAGTACGCAGGCCTGAGAAACATCAGCAGGAACAGCGTTCCAACCCCAGAATCCCGTCACCTGACAAGTAGGGAATGAAGGAATAGTGAATAACGGGAATGTTGCACCGCCAACCATACGGGCGTGGACATATGGGTAGCCACGAAGCGAAGCATCTGTTGGTTCAAGGATGTAATCAACACCTTGCGTAAGCGTGGTTGCATATGTGCCGTTTGCTGCAGTGTCAATCTTGATAGTTACCGTGCTGTTTGCTAAATCCTCTGGCATCCTCAATAGGTACTCGTTAATTGGGTAGATATTAATTGCTGTTGATGCTGTCTTATAAAAGAATCTGCCGCAGTAACCATCGATGCGCCTAGATGCAGACTCAATCGCCTTCTCTAATAGCCCGTCATCCACATTGTCTGTAAGGCGCAGAGCAGACTTAACATCTTGCAAGGTGCAGTAACCATTAACGATTGCCATGAGTTATGCCT